ATACTTTTTCAATGATTGGCTGTACGTTGGCGTAGTCTTGATCACCCTTGCGTGAGTACTGACCACTGTTGTTGTCATCACTGGTGTTCTTTGTATCTTGGGCAATACGACCCATTGCTTCGGCGGCTTGCTTGTCTAAGCGCTCTGGGCTGTCTTCTGGTGTAACTTCTTTAGGCACTGCAGGAGCACTACCGTTTAGCGCGGCGTCCAACTCATCCAACAATGACTCTAGTCCCAATCCTTCCAACTCTTTTGGAATGACTGTTGGACCTTTGGTTACAGGACCCTTGGGCGCTCTTGGTGCGCCTTTGGTTGGACCTTTGGGTGCGCGTGGACCGCCTTTAACTTTCTCTGGCTTACCTAAATCATCAAAGATGTTGTCTAGGTCTAGGTCAGAAAGTCCTCCCAGTTCACCTCCTGATCCTTCGCCGCTAACTCCGCCAGTTTGGGCTCCGCCGGCTTCGACACCGCTGGGTCCCCCTCGTTTACCTTTTCCGCTATCCGGCTGCTGTTCAGTAGTACCAGCTCCACCAGCTGTTCCTCGTCCTCCGCCAGCGGTAGTTCCAGTGCCCCGTCCTGTTTTAGGTAGTTGTTCGCCGACTCCACCGCCCTCTGTAGTCCCCACTCCTGCGCCAGTGCCTCCATCTTCCACCGCACCGCTTGTTGGTACTCCTCCGGCTGGTTGATCGGCACCGCCAGTAGCTGGCTGTTTTTTTCCGGTACCCACCACGACTTGTTCGCTACGATCACTGGTTTGAACATATCTGCTCCAAAGTTCATCAAATGTAGTTATCCGATCAACTGTTGAGTCAATTGGATAAACGTTGTCCGTTTGGTTTCTGCCGGCAATAACTAAGACGCGCAACGGCCAATTCGCGCCTTGTTTACGATATAAGCCACCAGCAATTTCATAGTGATCCGCTACGTTATAGTTGCCATATAACCAGTTCAAGAACACCCGATCTGTGGATGTAATTGTTCCGGGCTTGGGGTGAGCTCCAAGGATCAAGACAGCACGGCCATCGTTAGCCATGGCGCGCAAAGACTTGGCAGCAATCGCTTGATCAAGCGTACCAATCTTATAGTTCTGGCCATTCCAAGACGGGACGTTATCAGGCGTAGACAAAGCTCCAAACGGAGGATTTGCCAAGACAACATCAACCTCTTGATCTCTTAGGTCTTTTAATTTCTCAAACGCATCACCATCAATCACGTTACCGATTTGCATCAAACGCATGTTCTCTGCACGGTGTGGGTCTAACTCTATCGTTGTGACATTCTGTGGGTTAGCCGCCACCACCAACATGCCGTTACCACCTGTTGGGTCTAACACTGTTGTAGTGGACTTAACACGCGCCAGCATACCTGCTAAGAAGCCAATAGGCAGCGGCGTAGAGTAGGCGTTGTTGCTCTTGCTCAGTACAGACTGAACGTCCAGCGTGGGTTGGTTCTGATACAGGTTAACGATGTATTCGTAGATGGCTTTTGTATCTGAGCCCTGCGCTCGCATGTCAGTAATGACTTGGCTGATGTAGCGTGTAGCTGCTGCCTCAAAGTCTTCCTGAGTTTGCTTAAGCTTAACACGATCACCCTCAAAGTCAGCAATCTTGTATCTTTCAATCTCACGTTGGTCTTTAGCTGGGTTAAAGCCAAGCAACTCTGGATTCTGTAAGTAAGCTTTAATGCCGTACTCAGCCAGTTCACGGTTGTTCTTTGGCCACCAGCCCTGACGCATGTGATAGAACATGGACTCAGCCATTGAGCCGTTCTTAATCTCAGGCCACTTGAACAGACCCATCTCTTCCATGATGACGTCAATACGCTTGGCCATGTCAATGATGTGCTGGTTGACCTTGCTCATCTGCATGTCAGTTGGCGTCAAGACTCGCTCTTGGCCATCACGCGCTGCTTTAGTACGTTTGGCTTCGTCTTCAGTTTTAAACCAAACCAAACCACCAGACGTACCTGAATCCAAGTTGTATTGGTCTAGGACTGCATAACCCAGATCTTCAATTTCGACAATCTTGGTGTCCATCTTGTAGGTCTTGACTGCCAGAGTCTCTGGGTCAATCTGAGTAAGCATCTGCTTATAAACTTCATTGAGCTTTGGACGCTCTTTACCTAGTGGGTAAATGGTGCCGCCATAACCATTCTTTTTGGTAATGTATCCATCAGCAACCGAAGGACCCACAAGGTATGGGCTACCACCTTTAGATGCGTCAAACAGCATAGCCTCAAACGCGCGAGACAACAGCTCTACGTCTGTGCCCCAGTAACGTGGCTCTCTGCCTTCATCTTGGTCTAACTGCTGTGCGTCTTTAAAGTATTGCGTTTGCTTGTCTGAATCTCTGATAACAGGGGCTGTACCCCAGTAGCCTTGATTTGAGATGGCCGCAAAGAATGCTTTCTTTGGAGGAAGATTGCGGTTGTCTGTGCTACCAGCTGTATCACGCAAAACACCCTTTAAGTAGTTCTCTACTGTCTCAATCTCAATCTGTTTCTTAAGACGCGAGACTGTGCCCGACATTAACAACTTGCCGTTTGGCGTTTGTTGAAGGTTCCAATCTAAACCGTGCTGCCACTCATGTCCAAGTGATCCATCACCTTTGGTTTTGGTTAGGTTGATCTCGTTAAGCTTGGGATAGTAATGAGCTGCAGTTTTGCCGCCACGACCTTGCGCTCCGATGGCCATCTTGAGCTTCTCGCCCAAGCCCAACATCTTTGGATTGATACCAGAGACATCCGCCAAGTCATACATGGCGTCATAGATAGCGTTAAGGTGAGCAGCTCGCTCAGTCTGGTTAACCCAGTTACCAAAGTCAATACCGCCCGGGAAGAACCCAAACGTAGTTACAAAATCATTTGTATCAACGTCACGCCCTTGTCGGTGGTCACGCATACCACGGCGAACAATGTTGCCTAACTCTGGTGGTACTTCGGTTTCTTTCTTAACAACGCGATTGGTTTGATCGGTTGAATCTTCGTTAGCACCAAACAATTGGAACATCTTGTTAAAGAGTGCGCTTATGTTATTGGCTTCTATCTTGTTACGTAAATCTAATCCATCTTGGGTGTACTTTGCAAACGAAGCGGAGGCGTCTGCATCTTTAATGTACTTTTCTTTTAACGCAAGATCTAAATTACCAATACGGCCATGCGCGTCAAAAATTGCCTGTAAGCCTTGGAGTGCATCAACATAACTCTGAAGGAGCTTTTGCACTTCCTCTTGCTTACCCTCTTCCAGAGCCATCTTAATGGCTTGTCGGCCACCAGTTCTATCTGATACACGAACAGTTCTAGCTTCTTTCAAAGCTTTCAACATGTAGTCAGTCGGCGACATGATGTAACTAACGATGCCCTCTTTGTACATCATTGCGCCAAACGAATTGTCTTTGTTTGAGTCAATGTCAAGTAGCGTGTCCTTGGCAACAGCCGCCAACATCTTAGAAATCTGGCTGTCTGTAGCGTCTTTAGGAGCTGGGGGTGCTGTGACTTTACCTTTGCGGTTCTTTACAAACTCAGCACCACCACCTTGAATACTTATTTTTTCAGGCTTGTATAACGCTGATATAGTGACGCGCTCTGGGCCTGTGTAGGATGGATCATCCGTAGCAGAAGGGATAGAACGATCAGTAATGCGGAAGCCAAACTTAGTTAATGCCTCTTCAATCTTAGAAACATTTGGCAAGTCCACAGGAATACGCAACAGACCTTCTGCGGGGAAGATGATTGGGAAAAGGTCTTCTGCTACAGCGTTGCCGTACAGTAAAGTTGAAACCTGATCAGCATTGCCATCTTCCATAGCAACCTTCATGGGCTGCTTGTTAAATTCCTCGAGCTTTTTCTTTTGCTCGTCAGCGGCTTTCTTCTCTTCTTCAGCTTTGGCTTTTTCTTCAGCAGCTTTAGTCTTCTCTTCTTCAGTAAGCTTTACCTTGGGTGGCTTGGGCTCTTTAGCACCACCAGTAGGGGCTTCACCAGTAGGCTCAGACGGGCCTCCAGCGGGCGCAGATGGACCGCCTGTAGGCTTGGGTTCACCTTCAGCAGGCTTCTCCTCTGCAGGCTTTACTAATTCTTCTGTAGGTATCTCTTCAGCAGGCTTTTCTTCTGCGGGTTTTTCTTCCGCTGGCGCTTCCTCGGCTGGCTGTTCAACAACATCAACGGGCTTTTCCTCTGGTGGCTTCTCTTCGACCGGTGCCTCTGGAGTCTTCTCTACAGTCCTACCCTTGGTAATCCTGTCAATCGTATTGCGAATGTTCTCAACGGCCTTTGCGTCACCATTGGCTGCAGGAGATAACCCTTCATTAGGGTTTATACCTAGCGCCTGTGCAGTGGGCAGTTGACCCATTTGAGAACGAATGTCTCCAATGGTGGTGTTCAGCTCATCCGCAGCCGCCTTTAGTTCGGGCGAGTTATAGAAGTTGTTGATGTCTTCTTCACTGCCCTTATTGAACCAACCATCTGGGCCGTTACCAAAGTATGGATACCACTGGCCTGTAGGCACATTCTTTTTACCGCCACTACCAGTGCTGATATAGAACGGAACCTTAACGCCGTTAACCTCTTTAACAACAACAACACGCCTGTTAGTTACGAACGGCTCTGTAACATTGTTATAGATGGCTGGCGCTTCTGGAGCTGCAGGACCGCCTGTAACTTCAGGGGCTTTACCAGTTTTCTCTTGATTAAATGCAAGGCGTTGAGTAATTCGTGAGGCTATTGCTTTTACGGAATCGGGTGAAATGCCTGACAAGTCAGAGTACTTATCAGCATTGGCCTGCAACTCTGCTGCATACTCAGCCGCTTTTTCTGGTTGATTGTCTGCAAGCCTTTCAAGGAAAGCTCCTTGCATGGCAACAGGATCTGCTTGCGTATTAACTGAAAGAGGGTTCTTTCTTTGCCTGATGTTTGAATACTCAACAGCCAGTCTTTCTGCAGAATCAATTTTTGCAACCTCATCGTTCATCAACTGATTAGATTTTTCAAAGACTTGAGGCGTAGGCTGCTTTGGCTTGACTACTACAGGCGCGGTTGGACCACCAGTTACTACAGGTGCTTCAGGAGTTTGTACAGTTGGCTCTACGGGTTTACCCTCAAGCTCACCCATCATCTGACCTGTGTCTTGGCTTTCATCCAAAACTTGCTGAATTAACTCAGTGCTTGGTGGCTGCTCAGTAACTACTGGTTCTGCGACTGCAGTTGGCGGTGTAACTTGCACACCATCAATGTCTACACTGCCGTCCTGTCGAGTGACTTTAGTAACAGGCTTTCCATCAACATCAACTGTCATGGTGCCGACAACTGGGCTAGTGGACGGAGGAGTTGTTGGTGCTGGTGCTATACCAGCGGGAGCTCCTTCATCTGGGGGAACTCCAAGTATTTGTTTGTTCTCTGCAAGCAAGCTCTCAAGGCCGCTTGGTGCTTGGCCAGTCTTACGAAGGCTACCAATACCACCACCAAACGCACCCATGCCCACACCGGCCAACATGCCCATGGCGGATGCTTCAGCAACGCCATCCATGAGTGGCCTGTCCATGGCGTAGTTCATCCACATCTGCTCTTGCGCTGACTGTGGTAACTCTTCAAACACACCCTCAGAGATACCAGAGCCCGTAGCTTTTAGAGCAAAGTCTCTTACTGATTTGCCAACGCCTTGCTTGGCTTGTCCGGCGGCTTGGCTTGCACCACCAGCCAACAATGTATCAATGTCATCAAGGCCAAGCTTGTTAGCCAGCTTACCGCCAGCCGCACCAAACGCCGCTGTACCAACGCCAGAACCAACGGCAGATATAACTTGCTTACCAGACAACAACTTGTCTTTGGATTCCTGACGCATTTGCTCTGCAGCCGCGCCAGCACCAATCAAACCTTCGCCTGCGGCACCAGCTGCTACAGCGCCAATTTTAGGAGCTACCTGCAATAAGCCTCGAGCAATACCAGCACCGCCAAGCATTTGTGGTATTGACTCACCAGCTGTCGTAAAGATCGTGCTAGGGTTTTGAAGAGCTGCTTTAGCTGTGGGTAAGAAACCTTGGGCTTCTCTAACTTTGCGATTAGCCGCTTGTTGAGCCTCAGACAAATATGTGTCGAGAATCTCTTTGGCTTCTTTGGGTTTAAAGCCAGCCTGCTCAAGAAGCTTACCGGCATAACCCATCGTGGGTAGATCAAGCAAACCAACAGCTGCTTCGGGCAAACCAATAGCGCCCTTTAACAATGTTATACCAACGTCTTTGGCCGTACCGCCTATTGTCCTGTCGTATCCCTGCGCTTCTCTGGCCGCAACTTGAGCGCGGTACTCGTCCGCAGTCATTGTGTTTGGTGCGCGTGGAGCTATAGACTCAAGGCCGGCAGGAGCTGGAGCCGCCTGCGCTGAAAATTTACCGTATCGAGCAAGCAACTCAGCTTGCGTGATTCCCTCTGGAACACCAGTAATCGTGGTGCCATCTGGCATCAAGACGTCCATATTTACCCCTTATTTTGGCAGCTGGTCGAATGGTACAGCAGTTGGCTTCACAGGGCTAGGGGGTGGCTTGGGTCCATTTAAAAATTTGTCCCAGAAACCTTGCTCAACTGGCTTCTCGGCAACAGGAGTACGTTTAACAGCTGGTGGCGGTGTAACTTTTGGCTTACCTTTTGCATCTACAGGATAGTAAGGCAAAGCAATTTCACGCATATGCTCTAAGATTTTGTAATACTCATCACTACCAATTTCAGCATCTTGCAGTTTTTTAGCTGCAGCTTGATACGCAGGATCTCTATTAACGTTAGCTTGGATCTTAGTCAGCATCTTGTCTTCAGCTGAAGGACGGTCTTCACGGTCATACGCAGCTTTCTGAGCAGCTAAATCAGCAGTGCGTTTAGCCTGCTCATACATGCGGCCTTCATGCGTTTCTTGTGATTTGTAACGCGCTTCTTGAGCTGCTCGCTGGGCTTTTCTGTCAGCCGCATCCAAAACTTCTTTGGCGCCAGAACCTTTGAGCTCTTCAATCTTAGCTTGACGGGCGTTAACTTGATCTTTAAGTCTCATAGCCTCATCAACACGGCCTTCAGCAAACGCACGTTGCATTTGTTCAATATCCGCTTGGAGCTTCATTGTCTCAATGGTCTGAGCACGTTCCAAGGCCTGCTGTTTAGCGGCACGTTCTTCCTGTGCGGCAGTAGCGGCGTTATAAGACTTACCAAAGCCACCAAAAGCAGCTCCAATACCTCCCCTACCCCTCTGGCCACGGGTAGCTTCACCAGCGGCAATTAAAGCGTTAGACAAAGCAGCAAGACCTTGACTACCTTCTCCCTCTTTAAACCTTGCTCGTTGAGCTAGATTTTGCTCTTCAAGCTGGGTGGCCAACTTTGCAAGAGCTTCACCGGGTAATTTATTAATAATTCCCGCAAGCTCTGGCTTTTGGGCCAAGACTTCAGCGCGCGCTTGATCTCTGCTAACTGGCTGTGGCAGATTTGATTTGCCCATCAATCGGTCAGTCAGAATTTTATTAGCCAAACCTACAGGCAATTCATCAACTCCAACAGATGCGTCTGGTGCTGCACCACCTGATGCAACGGATTCATCCGATACCGCCGCAGGAACCAAGCCTTCATCAGCAAACGCCACGATACCGCCGGGCGCGTAGTTAAAGATGTCTTTGCGAACAGGCAACTCAGCCAGTCCACCAGCGGCCATTCCGGGTGCGCCTGCGGGGATGCTACCGGGTTTAGCCATTTGCTGTGGAGGCATCTTCTGAGCCATAGGGGGCGTAGGCATCTTGGGCATCTGCGGAGCCATCTGGGGTTGTGCAGCAGGCATAGGCTGAGGCATCCCTGCTGGGTTAATCCTCATGTTCATACCTTGGCCAATACCCGGTAAACCTACTTGCTGGCTTAACTCGCTCTCAAGCTTCTCTTTAACAGAAGAGTCAGGCGCTTGAGCTGCACGTTGCTCCATGGACTTACGGCGGTTCATCTCGCCAAGAGCCATGTATGGGGGAACCTGTGGGTTCTGCCCGTTAGCATAAGACATGATTGCCTGTGTAGGCAGATCCTTAAGGTGTTCTTGGATTTGAATCAGATTCATGATGATGATCCAGTAGTAAGTCCGAGGCCTTTTAATAACTCAGTAACATCTTTGTAGCCAAACGCTTTGGCCGCAGCAGCTCCGCCACCTAAAGCCGACAGCAAGGTTCCAATCCCAGACATTTCACCGGCTTTGTTTGTGACCGAGCCAGTAGGCAAACCAGAGATCATGTCACGCTGGAACTGCACTTGTTGGAACGGATACTGGCGTTGCTTTTCAAATTCTTCCTTATCAGCAGAGATGCCCTCAGACTCAATGCCGCGCTCAATGCCGCCTTGCGTAGACATGAGGTTAGCCAGATCTTTAGCCTGACCTTGCTCCGCATTAAACTGAGCCATGGCCTTGTCGTAGGCGCTTGCGTATCCTTGGCCAACAGTCTTATTCTGTTCTTGCATTAAATTACGATAGTTCTCTGCGTTCATAATGGCTTGACGGCCACCACCAAACGCACCGGCCTGAGTCATCTTGGCATTTGTAGCCGCATTGGTAATTTCATTTTGACGGCGCAGCTCATCCAACTGTGGGGTTAGCACATTCTGCAAGTACGGGTTCATGTACGACTGAGCAATGTTGCTAGGCTGCTGAGATGTTTGGGGCGGCGTCAAACCTGCAATACCTGCGGGTGCTGTACCAGTGTTATAGCCGGTGGGCAGTGACATATCGCTTTTAGTGTAATCACTACCAATACCCAAATTACCCATTATGTTGGAAACAGAACCATCACCTTGTGCGGGCATTAAAGGCCCACCAAAGTCATTGCCTGTGTAGGCCACACCGGGGCCAGCAGAAACTGGGCCACCACCTTGCTGAGGCATTACCGCAGGCTGACCACCCATAGGGGAAGCAAAGCTTTGACCTAAGTTGGACGGGAACGTAAGCCCAGCCAGACCGCTGAACACTTTGTTCTGTAGGTTAGATGCGCCAGCTGTCAGTGGTCCTTGATAGACCTGATATGGTGTCTCAGATAAAGCTTGTGCTTTACCAAGATAGTTTGTGATGTACGGCGAAGCCCAATCGGCTAGGCCTTGGGTATTTGTCGATCCAGACGGTAGAGTTTCTCCAGCCATATCAGCTCCTTAAGCGGGTAAATACTTGTGCGCTTTTGTATCAGCAGCAACATTTTTAGTTTTGCGGCGCGCCTTTTGGACGCGATCCATCATGGCGTAAAGCTTCTGAGCGCCTGCTTCTGTAGAGCCGTTGCCTAGTTCGGAAACAACTCTTGCTGGTACGACAAACTCGCCTGTGGCCAAGCGGGCCGGTTGTTTACCACCGATTGTCGCAGGAATTGAGTCAGACACGCCGTCACCGGGGCCTTTGAGTAAGCGGCCACCATCTGAGTAACTACCCAAATCAGAGATGCCACCACCGCCGTACATCATTCCACCTCCTGCAGCCTTTGGCGTGTAGGTTGTTGGTGAGAAGTAATTAACGCCACCAGCTCCGGGACGAGCTTTTGTGCCAGACGTTGGTCCGTAAGGTAATTGCTTGCGATCAGCCGACAACGAGGGGATAACAGCGCCAGAACCTTTAGAGTCACCGCCGCCCTTATTCATCATGGCCATAAGAGCCAACAACATCATCAACATATTGTTGTCTTTTTTATCGGCAGCAGCCGCTTTAGCGCCTTGGTTTGCCTTGGTATTGTCAATCGTTTTTGTTTCACGAATGATCTTATCAACGCCATCTTTATTGGTGGTGATAGTTTTGGTACCGTCAATAGTATTGGTAACAACCTTGTATGTGCCATCTTTGTTATCAATGATGGTGCGACCGGGCGATACAACAGACTGCTGGCCTGTAATGGTTGGGTTATTGATGAAAGACTTCGGATCACCAATTGAATACATTGATCCTAGTGGATTGGCTTTACTGCTCTGAGCCAAGAAGCCTGTTTCGCTTAATGTCCCACCAGTGCCTTTGAATGGGGTCAAGCCTGCTTTATCGTACTGAGAGTCAAGGTACTTCTCAATCTCAGGGAATGCGCCGGGGTTGTTCTTAACCAAACTGGTTAAAGCACTCTCACTGTACTCAGCCGGAATGTACTTGCTTAAGCCTTGTCCACCGCCCATTTGCTCAAGGCCCATGCCGCGCGTTGAATCTCCAGACAAGCCCTGACCGTCTTTTGTTTCAAGGCCAGATCTCAAACCATAGTCAACCGTTTCTGGTGAATAACGGGCAATTTCTTCTGCCGTACCAGAGCCTAGCAAGTCTTTAAGACTGTTAAATCCCTCGCCCGTAATGCCTGTTGCACCAGTGACTGGATCAAACATCGAAAGCTGGCCACGACCCGTAGACTTAAGACCAGTGCCGCCAGTTGTATCTTTTTCAAGATCAGCAAGGCTAATTCTTTTTGAGCCAAGACTACGGCTTAAAGATTCTCCATCCCCTGAATCTGTTAACTTTGATAAATCAAACGCGCCTTCGCCAGCATCCAGTCCTGTAGTGTCTATACCAAGGCTTTCACCAAAGTCACCTGCAATTTTGCTAAAGTCAATTTCTCTGCCGTCACCACCGCCCAGCAAACTAGAGATGTCAAAGGCCTCTGGGCCCATATCTAAACCAGATAAATCTATTCCGCCACCATCGCCACCAAGCAGGCTTGAAATGTCAAAAGCTTCTGGGCCTAAATCCATGCCAGACAAATCAATTCCAGATGAACCGCTGTCTCCACCAAGCAAACTTGAAATATCAAAGGCACCTTCGCCAGCGTCTAAACTGCCAAAATCAAATTCTTCCATGGCTTACCCCTTTTCTTTAGCGGTGGTCTTAGATGGACTCATCGCGTTTTGCATAATCGTATTCATAATTGACTTTTGTAAGTCTATTGGTTTATCTTGTAATAGGCTTGACAAAAGCTGTCCACTTACCCCTGTAAACATCTTCTGCATATCAGGCGTCAGTGTATCGGGCATAGCACTGTTAATCAAGCTGCTTGTAGCCATATTTGTGCCGGTATTTAACAGTGAAGACAAGCCAGCTTCGCCTATATCTTTTTTGTTAATTGCCGCACCTATCGTAGACGTAGCAAGGTTTGGAAGCGCTTTGGTTAAGTACTGATCTGCAAAGGCATTGCCAGTATCAATCGTTGGCATATAGTTTTGAGCAAGCACATTTGTTCCAGCGCCAGCAGCTCCAGTCAAGAAGCCCTTGCCAAACTTACCGCCACCCATTTCGGCCATAGCTCCGTTTATAAGGCCAGAACTAACAACTTTTGCCGCAGTTGCGCCCAAAGCCGGGGTTAAAGCACCAGCCGCAAGAGATCCAAGACCGCTTGTAGCAAACGCAATTGCAAGCTGGCCAATAGGGCCAAGATCCGCTACGTCTTTAATTAAATTCTTACCAAATCCAACCGTTTCTACACGTTGCTCTGGCTTGGCTTTTCCATCAGCGTCCCAAACACCAGTAACACCAACCCTGTGCTGTGGCCACACTTTGTCTTCAGGCCTGCCACGGTAGCCGGTTAGAGTGCCGTTTGCATCGTATTGAGCATCAACAATCACACCAGCTGCAGTCTTGATTGGTTTTGTGTAACCAGACAATTGCTGGGTTTGGTCTTCACCACTACCAGTGGTAGTGTAGACGGGCTCTAAGCCCTTGGTGTCTTTAACCTGACCCGGCAGTGTGTAAGTCTGGGTCTGGCCTTCACTGTCCGTATAGGTCTTAGTCTCTGGCTTGCCAACTTCAAGTTGCTTAGGAACATCGCCAAGAGTCTTTTGATCAAGGCCAATGAATGTCTGGAACATATGGGGCTGGAGTTTGCCGCCAAACTTTTCGTCAGCAATACGCTGTGACATCTTGGCCACTTTATCAATAGCATCAGCTTGAGCGCCATACTTTTCACGCAAAGCTGGGTCTGCATTAACAGCAGCCACAAAGTCTGTGTAGCCTTTGGTCAGATCTTCGGGCGTACCATTACCAGCCATAGAGTCACGCAAACCAAGAATTGGAACTGCTTTCTGAACTTTATCAAGGGCTAGGCCGTATAAACCCTTAAGTCTTGGATCTTTATTAGCGTTATCAACAAATGCTTGAAGATCTTTGGCTGACTTTGTGGGGTCAGATGTAAGGGTCTGAAGATCTGCTCCAAAGTTTTTTACAGGCGCAAGGTAGGCAGTTACGTCTTTACCAGTGATATTACCGCCCAAAGCTTTGGCAATCTGGTCATCCGTAATACTGTACTTTTGTTGAAGCGCAAGAGCTCCCTTGGTTTTATCTAAGTCACTAACAGTAGGAGCTGATAGACCCTTAACAATGCTGGCCAGACCTGTGTCAAAGGCCGTAAACATCTGATCTACGCCCTTCTTATTCAAGCCTGAGTACTGAGCAATTTCGCTGGAATCTAGGCCGTACTTATTGGCGGCCTGATTGATTGCGGCCACTCTATCAAAATCAGACTTGGTCTTATCGTTTAATGTGTTGGTAATGTAATCTTTAATGCCGGTGCCGTAATCTTTTAAATACGGGTCTACAACATCCTTGCCATACATGGCCGTCAGATCGCCTTGGCTAATGCCTGCTTTCTGGGCGGCTTCCATGATCTTATTGGTTCGCTCAAAAGGCGAAAGGCTGGCATCACCCATAACACCAGACACATAGTCGCGAATCTGAGTTGTGGTAAATGGCGTAACTGTGCCGTACTTGGTTTCTTCTGGCGCTACCGGTGGTAGGTTGTTGTAGCTTAATGGTGTGCCTACAGGGGGAATTGGAGGAGGCGGTGTAACAGGCGGTAACGTTTGGGCCTGTGGAGTTAACGATGCAATACCGCCAGAAACACCAGCGCCCATAGAACCCGGTGGCGGGGTACGAACTTCATCTTGTGCAAACTCTTGTAGGGCAGGAGGTTGGTAAGTTAGCTCTTGAGGCGGTAAATTGGCTGGAGGTTGAACATCTACAGCCTGCTGTGGCTGTGGTAATGTTTGACCAAAATTAATGCCGGCATTACTAAAGTAGTTACTAACAGTGTTAGCGTCATATCCAGTTGCCTGCGACAGCTGCTCTGGCGATACGCCGTATTGTTGAGCTGCATCAGCAATAGCTTGTGGATTGCCTATATTTGCTTGAACATAAGCATTAATATCGGCATTTGAAAATGCTGGTGTAGCTGGTGCCGTATTTTCAAATACGTCTTCACCAAACTGTTGCGAAAAATAATCAATGGCCATATTAAACCTTAATCTTTAAACGATTGTCGGCGGTGTCTCGGTACACTTCGCCCACACGCAAATTAGCCAAGTCAGCTTGTGTTGGCAAAGTATCAATGTTGATATTTAACTGCGCAATATTGATTGGCTGAATAGCGTTTAAACGTTGAAAGAATAAGTTCAACACATTCAACATCTGGCCCATGTAGGCAGCGTCATACTCTGGCGGTGGAGCCGGTAAGCGCGGTGGAGCATCCTGCATAAAACTCATGAGTTACCCCTTCTGCCGTCTGTCTTAATGTCAATACGAGGTGCACCCAACTGCCAAGTAGTGCCGACTTGGGTGGACTCCATTTGGAATATCAACTGTCTACCACGAACGCGAATGTAGACTTGACCCGTAAACTCCTCAATTGGAGCTGTTGCAATACGCTGAATAGATGCGTTGCTTGTCCCTGCGGTTGAGCGTGGATCAGTTGCGCCTGAACCTGAGTTCTCAAACGGAATCAACGTCATCGTACACTGAGGCGTTCCGCTGGTAGAACCACGAAAAGTCAAGTCAGGCAGGACGCGCCAGATAAAACCAAAGTTGTGGCCGTCATCAATGTCAAACTCAGAGGAGCTAATCAAGGCTGGGATAGCTGTAGTTGTGGCTGTAGAGTTATCGTCCACGCCAAGCTCATGATTAACCAGATTATTAATGTACGTTGCACCCAAAGGATAGTTGCGTAAACCTGAATCAAGCCACGCAGATCGTGCCATTGTGCCGTAGTACCAGATGTCTTCAAGGTAGTTGTAGATCACGTACTTGTCCACGGTGTTACTACCAGCAGAACAATAGAACCACCAAGCTTCGTTAAAACCTTCGTTAGTTCCCGCAAATATTTGGGCTGCTTGCGTCAAATCAATGTCGCTAAAAATGTACTGGCGCAGGTCGCAGCGCAAAGTTTGAACACGGCCATCGTATTTGTAAAACTTGTCTACGCCCATCCAATAAACCACGCCAGAAGCCAGACAGACTGCGTTCGGGCCAATGATTGATACGTTGTCACCTAGCAACTGAGAAGCCCAAACCACGGGCGGCCCTACATACTGAAGCGAATAAAGGGCAGAGTCTGTAAACACTACTATCTCTTGACGGGCTTGAATGGCGGTAACAATCTCAGAGCCGTGAGACAACTGTAAGCTACCCGCTTGGTTTGTAGGTGCAGGTGTCCAAACAAGAAAGTCTTCTTGATCTGACCAACGAATTAACAGAGGGTTTAAGGTGGATGAACTGTAGTCATCGCAACCAAAAGCAAACACAAACCGGCTTGCGTCAGATACAAATGTAGACAAAACAACCGAAGGTACATCTGCGTCTGCGCCCATAATGCTAGACACTAAAACGCCACGAGTGTTTAAACCATTTGTTTGATCCCAATAGTACAAACCACCGCCACGGGGGGCAAAGATTAAGTCTTCGCCAAAGTTGGATTGGCTCCATAGACGAAGGGAAGATGTAGAAGATCCACCTGTACCCCAGAGGCCAGCACCCCAAGCGCCAGCGCCCCAGCCTGTAAGTGGAACTGCGTATTCAGGGCCAACATTAAGTTGATAGGCAGCCACAACAGAAGCCCCGCCGCCGGGAGAACCTGCAATAGCCGTAGCGTTTGGCGTGACTGAAATTGTGATTGTGTACGAGTTAGCGTTAATTACAGTGACTTGAAACTCTTGATTGAGAACAGCAGCCGTGACGTTGGTTCCGCCCCCGCCAATAGTTGTTGCTCCGCTAAAAGTTACAAAGTCCCCCGTCACGCAACCATGAGCCGTATCTGTGACCGTGACTGTGGTGGATGCTGTCAGCGCAAACGGGTTGTTATTGATGGTAGGTGCAGGAACTACACGCAGGGGCGTGATGTCGTTGTATGACCCACCGGATTCAATGTAAAACTTTAAGTTAGTGCCTACACCTACTAGGTTGGCTCCGGTCAGTGTGACCCAATTCCATAGTGAGCGGCACACACCTTCGTAGGTTTCATCGGATATGCGAACCCAGCCACCAATCTTTTCAGGGGTTCCTGAACGGAAACGCACCTTCTCAGACTCATACCAACCGCCCGCTACGTTTGTGCCAGAATTGACAGACCCCAAAGCCTCGGATGCGTACCGTGTATTTTCGCGGTTAACCCCCGGACGAAATAGAATCTTTTTTAACGGCATTAGCAACCTTTATTTACTGGCAACGCCTTTGGTCTTCTCAAAAGAACGCATACCGGCAATGCCCAAGATGCCTGATAATATCACCCAAAGTTGGTCTGCGTCCAGTACCGGAGGGGGATCCATACCAGTAGGAACCCAGCCCATAGCTTGTAGGTATTTCCACGCCCACTGTAACAGCGGATATAGTAGGAACTGATAGCCCATAGCAGCTACACCGATCCAACCGATAGCAGGGCGCCAGCCGCTGACAAACACGCTAGAAGACGCAGCTTCAATCTTGTTGACTTCAATCTGGGCTAAATCTGTGGCTTGGTCAATGCGCTTCTCTTCAAGATCAAGCTTACGCTGCTCAATCTCCATCTCCATGCGTTCTTTGTCGGTAGTGACCAGATCACCAGCCACCTTACCAACAGCTTCAATAATTGATCCAACGGCAAGCAAGCTCATGCTAGACCTTTCAACGTACGGTTAATCCAACCCAGCAGGAACTTTGACTGTGTTTTGTTTTTGTTGCAAATTTCAGCGTAACGGGCAATCTTTGCCAAAGCGTATGCCTGTTTAAATTGCTGACCGTCTGTAACTTGGTTAAGTTTCTCTACAGTTTTAGCGCCGATGCCGCCGTCAGGGGTAGCACCAACAATCAACTGAGCCAGTTTCACAGCCATGCCCATGCCTGCGTTTACGCCAAAGTTAAAGATGGTATTAGCCACATCTTGGTTTGAAATCTCATTACCGCGCATCTTGTCCCAGAACTCAACTCGGTAGAACTCACGCACCATAGGCGTAAGGGAGCCACCAAACTCCTTCTTATCTACCAGCGCCCAGCCGGGCCACTGCGGGTTTTTGTTTCTAGCAATACCAGCGTAGGTCATACCGCCCGTGTCGCCGGGTACTTCATGGAGGACATAGCCGCCCTCGTCTTTCATCATCTGCTCAAAGGCTGGTTCAAACTGCGCCATTACTGTTTACTCCTTGAAAGCATGGTTGCCGCAATATCCATCATGGTTTTTGCTACCTGAATGTCGGCGGGTTCATTATCCCATCCCACAGTAATTTGGCCTACAAATCTGCTTGGGTCAGGCGGCACACTAACTCTGCAAGTGTAAGTAACACCCTTGGCGATGTACCACAAGCCCATCTCGGACTGCGCTGACTTGTACTCACCACAAGGTGTCTCGCCAGCCATTAACTTAACTACATCCGAATTGTTGCCTGCGTTCTGTGTAAACAGGCCCACATCCAGCCCATCGTTGGTTTTGTCTCGGCCTTCTTTGGTGTAAGCGCGGTACAGCACTCTAGTTCCAAACATAGGATTCACTTTGAACACGGCAACAATGGTAGCGTTGGTGGTTTTAAACAAGTGAGCGGCGGCATCTTCTACCCTGTCCTCGACAATGCTTGGCATCTTCTTGGACTCTTTGTACGCACCCATTAGCAGTTCTTGGTTCTGCCAAACAAAGTACCCAGAGAACGCAAACACCGCCATGAGTATCAGCGCGAACAGTTTAAACGGGCTATCCACATAGGACAGCACCTTGCTTAGTATGTCTGCTGGCTTTTCGTCACTCATCCTAGTCCAATCATTCCAAGTAGTTTATTCACAATCTTATTTGACAAGTCATCAGGCAGGAACTGGAGAAACCCAAGCACCCACCAAGCAATGCACAACCGCACAAAGACTTTAAGGAAGAGGTCAAATTGCTTTTGGTACTCATTCACCGCCCACATCCTGCTTTGCCGCACATATTTTGCAACTCAGTCAAGCCAAAAGCAATCAGCGTTACAAGAAAAACAATTGCCAATCCAGCTACCAAGTAAACCGTCTGTTCTTCCTCAGCTTCCTTGGCCTTCTTCTCTTCAAGCCGTAGCGCCTTCATCTCTTTGGCATCTGCCAAGTCCATTGCGGCTTGCCGTGCTTTAATTTTCTGCCATACGTCCATCTTGCCAGTAGTCATAAAGAGCAGTTTTAACTCCTCCTCAAACGCTCTGGCTTGCTCAAGCACCATCTCAATTTGTAGCGCGGTTCCCATGTTGGAACCCTTCTTGGAACGCTTGGCCTCGATCATCGCCTTGGTAGCGGTGCTCCTAGCATCAAACATCTTGCCGATCATCGGGGCAAGACCACCTAAATCATTGGCAACCTTGCTGGCCTTTTTGACCATGCTGATAGCATTTTGCAACCCATCCAGTGCTGCTATGGGGTCTATTGGAATCACACTAAAGTCCAAGCAATTATGTACGTGCCAAAAATGACGAAGGCCACCATACAGGCTGCGGCAATGAATGCTTCAGCCCAATCTTTCATGGTTAGATATGTGTAATTTCAACCGGCATATCTTGCGGGGGGCTTAAGTCAGCCATATTGGGCGCAAGTTGTTCTGCCTGTTGCACATCTGCGTAATCGTTAGAAATGCCACCAAGCTTTTTAACAATGTTTACAATCCGAGTGTCGTCTTCCATCGCCATAAACTCATGCGGTTGATTTGGCTTAAAGTCCACCACTTTACCGGCGGGCGCAATAACTTCCCAATCGTGGGAATATATTTTAATTACCCCCTTAGCCACAATAGTAATATGCACATTGTCTTCGGTGTGATTATGTTTAACCACTAAATCACCGGCTTTTGCAAAATCATAAATTGTCCCACGCAAATCCCCCATGTTTTCCAACGGAGTTGGTTTTGCCAATTTTTCAGGTGGAACTATATTGTCATAAGACATTTGGCGCTTCTCCGGGAGAGTCAAGATTTGCAAACAATGGCGAATTATTTCCTCCAAAAAGGACGGCTTCATCTAATATGCGCCGCCTTTGACGAAATTGTTTTTCTGAATCTGTCAATTCACGTACAGCCGTCCACCGCACCTTCCAAGTTCCGTTAATATTTTCTGGGGGTAATTGTTTTGTGTGATGTGTTGTAGGGTCAAAATCCGGCATTGGGTCAACTTCAACCAAAGCAAAAGTGTTGGGGCACGGAAAATTTGGATGCGTTTGGTCTTCCCGTATTTCAGGATGTTCAAGACGTATATCACCCTCATACAGAGGATACTGCAGGGTAGAAAGTTTAATGTATTGAGTTGTCATATAAATCTAACGTCAGGCAGCGTACCGGCATTTTGCACTTGAGTTGGGGTAGGATTCGGGCCGTTTGTAAAGGAACCATTAAAAGGATCACTGAGAGAAATATCAGGCCACGAACTTGATTCAATAGTAAAACTTGTGTTTGCCTGCCATGTCCATGTGCCGGATTGCGTTGATGTATACGTACCTGTTTTTGAACCATCGGCAGGAAATACTGCAAAACCGCCGCTTGAACCGCTAGTACCCTGTTTATAACAGAAGGCAATTGAGCCGTTTGGTAATACCTTTAGACCTTGATTTCTTTGTAGAGTCAAATAGTTAGAACTGTTTGAAATCCACTCGCGCCGCCATTGCAAAGTTCCGGCGTTATTAAATTTTATAACTGCAATTTTAATAAAATTACCAGAACTATAATAATTTATGCCACAAACGTAAACGTTTCCAGAACTATCTATATCAATAGCCCTAGGATTAAACTGATTTGTACTACTGTTTGAAGCATTAAATATATATTTCCACTGAACTGTAAATGATGAGTTCCACTTAACTACAAATCCAAGGTTGCTTGCAGATACACATCCATAACCATTCCCAGACGAATCTCCTACAAGACCCGTCCACTCACCATTAGGGTACTGTAAAGAATATGAACCTAAATAGCTTCCGCTACTATTATATTTAACAGCCTGTGGGTAATAATTGCTAGAACTGTTTGTTAGATTACCAAGATAAAAATTACTATTTGGATCTGTACCAACAGCTTTTACACTAGTGCCTTGTAATGTAGAATATCTACCAGCAATTACGCCATACGAACTATTATATAAACGCCATTGAGATAAAACAATATCAGAACAGCAGTAAGTGCCACTTATATGACCGCCTAAAATAATACTTCCATTGGGTAGTTGACGACCGCCATAACCTAAAGGCGCGCCACTAGGAGCATATGGTGCGGGAACAGGCGCACCTGAATAATTGTCTACACGATAAGATGGGGCAACATAAGTAAATGCGGTGGTTGTAAATTTCAATGCAGTAAAAAAAGTACCACCAAATATATTGGTAGGGGTAGCCGCACTCCACCCAAGCCAAGATAAAGCGCCGGTATTAAAGGCAAGTGAAAAATTCTTTGTAGTTACAGCCGAACCTGCAGCAGTGACTTGCCCAACGCTAACTGTACCCCCACTAGCAAATTCTCCCCCCACATATATATTGCCTGAGCTATCCGAAGTAATAGCATATAAGGCGCTATTGCCGTAATAACAAAAGAAATATACGGCATTACTTTTGCCGTAAAAGTCGGTGGGCATAGTAATGGCGCCAGAAGCAACGCCCGCTAGCCCACGAACCGCAGCGTCATTCAAAGAAATTTGAGATGTGCCAGAACCGCCGTTTTCAAGGGCAATTGATTGCCCTGCGGTTGTACCGCCCAGACTGATTGGGCCAGAAGAATTCAATGCCATGTGTAATCCTTAAGGTGTGCCGTAGGCTGTCACGTTGTTCAATGTTGTCAAATTGCCTGCGCTGTCCATGCTGGCAATTGTAGTAGCGCCGTATTTAAAAACCAAGACCCCGCCAACCTCAGAGATAGTGAAGTTGGTTGTTTGCAACAAAGGCGCAGACACTGCAATACCGTTAATGTTACCCGTACCGCCGTTGGCAATAGGCAATGCACCACTCAATGTGATATTCGGGGTTGTTCCACCAGAGGAAGCCAAAGGAGCGGAAGCTGTGACTGAAGTAACTGTGCCGCCGCCTGAACCTGCGCCAATCGCTGTGCGGAAGTCGGCTGCGTTTAAAGCTGATACGGTATTGTCTGCATTAAATCTTGGGAACGTAACTGCGCTTGGGTTTGTGATGGTAAAGAGATTGCCACCTAGCGTAGTTGCACCAAGATTGGTACGTGCACCAGATGCTGAAGAAGATCCTGTGCCGCCTTCTGTAATTGCCAAGTCTGTGCCAAGCGTCAGGGAGGACATATAGTTGATTGCGTCAACTACGTCTGTACCATTGTTATAGACCACGCAGGCTTTACCAGCAGGGATTGCAACGCCTGTTAGACCGCTAACCTTGACCGTGACGGCAAATCCACCCACGGAGTTATTCAGAATAATGTAGGGCTTTTGAATTGCTGGTACGTTTAAAGTACCTGCTGCGCTCAGTGTGGCTGTAATGTTTAAACATGCTGCGCGGGCGTTCTGTGCTGCGTTTGTATTAGTCAGCGTCAAGGTGCAGACGTTGGAGGTAAAGTCGCCCGTGACCAGCGTAGCCATGCCCACGATAGCCTGCTCAATTGCAGTACCTACGTTAGTGTTAACAATCGGCCCCCATGTGCCGTCATTGCCACCGACCTCAACAATCTCAAACTTTAGGTTGGAATACGTGTTTGACATTTTTAACCCTTAATGAGTGTGGCGACCAGCGCCTCAAGTTTGGCGATGCGCTCTTCGTGTTCAGCATTTGCAGCCAGAGCCAAGGCACTGAGTTTCTCGTAGTCTACCGCCAATGAGCCGTCTGGTCGAGTGCGAACCGCCACAGGAAACTTAGCCAATACGTCTTGGGCAATAACACCAAAGTCAGCCTTGACAATAAAGTAACCGTCTTCGCCGCCGTGTTCTTCAATGTACTCGGCCTTCCAATCAAACAACTTACCGCCAATAGCCGCTGCCGTAGCCGCTGCGTTGGGGATGTTACGCACGTTTTCTTTGAACTTAATGTCAGAAGAGTAGTACGCAGTCACGTTGTTTGTTGCGCGAATTTCACCGGCTGTACCAGAACCCCCTGTGCCAACACCCAATGAGTTAACTTGGTAGTTGTTGCCGGTGTTTAAAGCATTAGCTGTTGTAGCAGTGGTCGCAGTAGTTGCAGATGTCGCACTTGTGGCTGACGTAGCCGTAGAAGCATTACCTGACAACGTGGCTGTAATCGTGCCCGCCGAGAAGTTACCTGACGCATCACGAGCAACAATAGTAGATGCTGTGTTTGCAGATGTGGCGTTTGAGGTAACAGTAAATGTACTTGAGGTTGATTGGTTAGCAGTAAACGAAGCAGAACCAGACAGGCCCGTACCGGACACAGCCATTGTCAATGTGCCGTTATTTGCTACGGGGGCCGCAACCCATGAAGGCGCTGATGCGCCGTTTGATTGCAAAAGTTGTCCAGAAGAACCCGCAGCCAACATAGCCGTAGTACCAGCCGCTGACTGATAAGGAACAGTGCCCGCAGAACCACCAGCCAAGTTTGTAGCAGTCGTTGCTGTAGTGGCGTTACCCGAAGTGTTTTGGTTGAGTGTCGGTACATCTGCAACTTGGATTGTGGACATCACCACATCTGAGCCGTTGCCACGTAAATATTGACCCGAAGTGACAGCGCCTGCAAGCGCATCCATCGCAGCTTGACGAGTGGTTTCACCTGTACCACCATTAATAATAGCCACCGTGCCTGATACGTTAGTGGCATTACCTGACAAAGTTGCTGTAATTATTCCTGCGGAGAAGTTACCAGAGGCATCTCGCGCTACAACTTTAGAAGCTGTATTAGCTGATGTAGCATCAACCGTGGCAGTAACCGCAGAAGAGCCGTTAAAGCTTGTACCGGTCAGGTATGTGCCCAAGGTCAAGGCGTTAGCCACTGATCCTGCTTGGCCGGAGATAGCGCCCGTCACAGCCGAGCCAGCGATGGCAATGTTTGTATTAGTTACAGATGTTACTTGACCTTGAGCATTGGTAATAAACACAGGAACCGCAGAAGCCGAGCCATATGTACCGGCAGTACCAACGTTGGCAATATTAAACGTGGTAGCCGGGGAAAGACTTAAACCTGTACCTGCGTTATAGACTTGTGCAGAACTAATCTGCGCAAACGTAATTGCTGTTGTACCAAATACAATTACAGCCGTAGTTGTACAGACATATGTTTCGCCTGCGCCGGTATCGCCATTGGTAACAAAGAAGGCATCGTTATAACCAAGAGCGGTAGGTGTGCGTAAACCATAGGTGTCAGCGTCCGTAGCGCGAGTTAACACCCAATTAGTGGACGCAGTGCCTACGGTCGTAACCGTGTAAACGCCGTTTTCCGCTTGCGCTGTTTGGTTGTAAACCAATACTCGTTTGCCAACAGTCATTAATACGCCGTCAACAGTCAACGCAGCTTGCGTACCTGCGTTGGTCAGTGTAGCGCCTACGCCAGAAGCTCCGTTGTTGTACGTGGCAGTTAAATTACCTACGGTGTTTGGAGACTCAACAAAGACAGGCTCATGGTATGAGATACCTTGTGTAACCAACCCATCTACGTAGCTTTTGTTGGCAATATCCGTATTGGCCGCTGGTGTGGTAGATACTGTACCGGTAGTCAACGCCGCAGATGTTGCGGTAATTGCGCCAAATGCGGTTTGGACTACTTGCGTTCCCGCCTCGTTTTGATACGCCGACCGTGAAGATGGGTACGTACAGAACACATCTACTGCGCCTGTAAAATTAACCAAAGCTCCGCCAGCAGAAGAAGACAACGGTGTGGCGTTACGGCTTAGGGTTGTACCAGAAGATGTGTATGTGCCGTAGTTAACTTCCCATGCGCCTGTAGCGGCATCCACAATAGCAAAATACGTTGTATTTCCATCACCCACTGCGGAAAATGATTGGAAGCCTGTGGTTGTAGTTAACAGCGTGATTGTGCCTGTGCCGGGATTTGACGCGGTTTGTTTGACCCGATCTTTTAATACTAAAGCCATGATAAATCCTTAAGTCGGTATATTTTGCCAATTTGGGTCAGGAGGCGTTTGATCTGTTGGGATTGTGCCCCACACCAAGACATTACCTACATAAACGTTTAGCTGTATACCAGCAGGGTATACGTTTGCGTCTTTTACTTTGGCATACGCATCAAGTCCAGAAGCCAATTCTTGGATACTGCCGTTGAACCTAGCAGTAGCGCTTTGCGTATGTGAGCCAACGGCGGATTCTGTAATTGTCACTTGAAATAAAGTTCCGCCAGCTACCGCATCGGTTGCCGTAGAGATTTCTGCAATAGCGGCTAACAAGTTTGCAATAGCTGAAGGCGCATCAGTTGCTGTGGCTAACTCTGATATTGAAGCCCGCATCGTGCCAATGACAGTTTGAGTGTCTGTGCCTGTAGCTGTTTCGGCTTGGGTTGCTAAGAGGTTAGATGGCGCAGTAGCAGCAGTGTCTGTAGCTGTGGCAAGTTCTGCCCGAACAGCGGTCATTATGTTATTTAAACTAACAAACGTTTCAGCTGCTGCGATTGCCTCTTGGATCAGAGCGCCTGCACGAGTCTCTTGAGCAACAGAATCGGCAGCCGTAGCTGCCTCACTTACAGACGACAACACTGTAGCCCCGCCTAGAGCGGCGAAGGGTGCTTGGGCAAATGCGACATCTCCAAACACCGCGCTACCTTATTAGGCTGCGTCAAGCGAGAACGTGTAAGTTACGTTCAATGTATCGCCAGAATCAACAGTTTTATCACCGCCAGTAAAGTCACCAGCAGAAAACAATACGCCTGAAGTGCCTGTAGCTGCTGTAGTTAAAAACGCGCCAGCCACCACTGTACCGTTAACCAACATAGGAAACGCAGATGGGGCAACAGAGTTGGTAACTACTGAAGGATCGGCCAGCGTAGGAGAAGCTGCGTTAAAGGTAACAGCAATACGATTACCTGTGTAGGCTGTGCCGGGAACTAATTCAGTCCAACCAGCGTGTGAGGCCAATGTATTACCAGCAGCATATGTTGTGCCTGAACCCGGGCCTTGAACTAAGCCCAAATACCAACCGGCTGTGTAACCAGAGCCTTTGAAGTACTTGCTGTTCATGTCTTGCAGACCTTCATTCACAACTAAGTTATGGAAGGTGTCAGACCACTTCTCAACGCCATCAGCGCCTACGCAAGTAACGGTGAACACGCCACCCGCACCTACGCGCTCAGTGGAGCCTTTGTTTGCAGTTAAGCTTGCTGACACAAGGTCTTGGGCTTTTGATGTTTCTGTACTCATGATAAGTCCTTAAGATATGCGCACGATGGCGCTGTTCGCATCGGCAGTTGGGAAAATGATTTGGAAAGTGTCGTTAGTTACTGTTTTATCAGAACCAAAATCCAACACAGCAATTGATTTATTGCCTTGCGTCACGTTGTAAATCAAAGCAGCGCGGGCGGTAAATGAGGCACTTGTCCAGCTTGTATTAGAGAATGAAATAAAAGCCGTAGGTATTGCGCTTTGGTTATTGCCTGACGTAGGGGATTGGCTGATAACCAATGTATTGCCGCCGGTTGTATACCCACTGCCGTTTGCTACTTCTCCGGTCATACCACCCGTGTAAACGGTAGTGCTTGCATTTATATCTGCTGCCGCTGTAAACAGTGCAATCTTAAATGTGTTTGGTGATGTAGGGCCAAAGTTGTGAACAGCTTGGAGTAGCTCGATCTTGCAACTTGTGGTTACTGTTTGAAGAATACTCATGATACTGCAACCCTAACTTGGCCATCGCGATAAGCGTCAGCACGTTGTTTACCATCACCCAAGTTCTTCAGCAAAGCCATGGCTTGCACGTAACGATCTTGAGCTACTTTCATCATATCGGCCTCTTGACGCATATAAACAAATGCTTCACAGATTGTCCCATATAACAGCGCAGAATCAAAGTTATCTCCCAGCCAAGTTGTACTTGCGGTAACAATTGACTCGGGGTAGTAGTAGTAATGCAACTCAGCCATGTAAGCTAAGTTAGGCGTTGGGCCAACAATAAATGTTAATTCATTTACATCCGCAGACTGGGGGCCAAAGATGCCATAGTGCCTTGGCTCGCCACGGGTGGCCGTTTGTGGATATGCTTCACGTATGAAGTTCACATCTTTATTTAACAGATACAAAAAGTCACCTTGGAAAATGATGGTTCCAGAGACTGTGCCTGTGCTTGCTTTAGTCAAATAAACCGTAGTTCCACTAACAGCGCGAACGTACGTGTCAG